AAACTGCCTCAACTGGTACAACAATTCACGCAACAGGAACTTCATCAGCAACTATTGACGAAGTCTGGCTATATGCAAACAACACTTCAACTTCTCCTGTTGTATTAACAGTTCAATTTGGTGGCACTGGTTCAGTGCAACACGCAAAACCAATTACTCTTTCACCACAATCAGGTGACGTTCTTATCGTTGCTGGTCTGCCTTTAACTGGCACAGGTTCTGTAGCAAATACAGTTTATGCTTTTGCCGCAACAGCCTCAGTTATTACAATTTCAGGTTATGTAAACAGGATTTCATAGTGGCTAATCCTAACCGCAGAGGACAAGCAAGCGCATCGGTAGGAACTGGTATGACTGGTTCTAGTATCACACCATTTGCTAACACTTCGGCAATTTTGCCATACGGTTTATTTTTACAACAAACAAAAAATGCGGGCGATACATCAGTCACAATTCCTGCTGGAGTTACTTGGGTTTATGCAATTTGTGTAGGTGGTGGTGGTGGCGCATCGGGTGCAGGTGGCGGCGCAGGTGGTGTTGCTTGGGGTTGGACTTTAGCAAATAGCACTTGCGTTGTAGGAGCAGGGGGAACAGGAACTGGTGGTTACACTCGTTATGGAAATATAATTGCTGGTGGCGGTGCCATTGCTCAAGGAATTGGCGGTAATACCGCTGCTGCTGGTTCTCTTGGTAGCGGTGGCGGTGGCGCATCGGGTGCAGGAGCAAGCGGTTATAGCGGAAATGGTGGCGCAGGTTCAATAAATTATTGGGGTATACCTGCTTCTGGAAACCCAGGTGCTGTTAATCCAAACGGCGGTATTGGCGCTGGCGGTTCAGGCGGTACTGGTGTAGGTACATTAGGAACTTCAACCATTACTGCTGGAAATGGTGGAGATGGCATCTCTGGTGGCGGCGGTGGTAATAATAATCAAACTTCTGGAACTTGTGGTGGTGGCAATGGTGGTTCAGGTTTAGTAGGTGGCGGTGCTGGTAGAGCCACAGGTTCAAGCGGTGCTCGTACAGGTGGCAACGGCGGTAACGGGATTAACATTTTAACTGGTGCATTTCTTGCTGGCGGTGCAGGAACAACAGGTACAAACGCAAATGGTGCTGGCGGTGGCGGTTCTGGCATTGCTGGCGCTGGAACTGCTGCCTCTGGAACTACTGGTGGCAACGGTGGTTTAGGCGGTGGTGGCGGCGGTGGCGGTGTAGCACAAGGAACTGGCGGCGCAGGAATACTTTATCTTTTCTATTAGGAGCAAACAATGAGTGTAAACATTTATCAAAATTCATCATTCAGTGATGTGCCTTATGGACTTAAATTGCGACAAACTATTACTGCTACAACTTCATCTGTTGTAATTCCAACTGGTATTCAAAGAGTTTATGCAGTTGTTATTGGTGGTGGTGGAGCAGGTTCAACACAAACTACAGGTGGCGGTGGTGGCGGTGGTGCGGGCGGTTATTCTGCTGGTTGGACTTGGATAACAAGTAACGCAACTGTTGGAGCAGGCGGAACTGGTACAACAACTTCTGCTCTTGGCGCTAACGGTGGTTCAAGTATTTATGGAATGGTTCTTGCTGGTGGCGGTGCAGGTGGACAAAACTCAACAAGTGGCGGTGCAGGTGGTGGGGCAACAACTGCCTCAGGTTCAGTATCAACGGTTTCTTATACAGGCGCACCTGCTGTTTCAGCAACCTTAGTGGGTTATGCCGCTGGCGCTGGTGTTGCTGCTATTGGTGGCGTTGGAGTTTCATCAGGTGGCGGAGCAGGGATAACAACAGTCACTGGAACAATTACTGCATTTGCTGGTGGTAGAGGTTTGATTTGCGGTGGCGGTGGAGCAGCAGGAACAGCAGGTGTTGGCACAGGTGGTGCTGGCGGTACTGGTGATTTTTTTGCTGGTGGCGCAGGTTCAACTGGCACTGGAATAACTTTTGGTGGCGGCGGTGGTGGAGCAGGATACTTAGGAGCAGGTGCTGCTGGTTCTGCTAATGCTGGCGGTAACGGTGGTTCAGGAGGCGGTGGCGGTGGTGCTGGTTCAACACTAGGCAAGGCTGGCAATGGTGGCGATGGAGCAATTTTACTTTACTACTAGGAGCAAAAATGGTTACAAAATATAATTATGTTTCAACTTGTTGTAATACAGATTACAGCGAAACACGTAATGAGTCTCAGCCACAGGTTTACACAATTTGCGTTCAATGCGGTCAAGGCGAATATACGCTACTAGCGCAAACGCCTGATACCATTACCGAAGCCTGAAATACAAGGGGCAATAACTAGGGAGATACCATGGGTCTTAGAGACCGTATCGCAAAAGCAATAGCAACAACAGATTTAGAAAAAGCCGCTCCTAATTTACCAGCGGGCGCGGGAGTATTAACTGAAAACCAAATGAGACAAGCCGCTGGCGCTATTGGTCAAAGTTATGGCAACAACACACCCTTAGAAAGAAACCCTTGGTTGTCAATGGTGCCGTTTGGCCCTGGCAACCCAATTACTCCAGGCGCTATCAACCCATTACGTGCAGACGGGCGTCCAGACCCACGCCGTTACGAATACCAGGTTGCTCAAAACATAAACATTACAGAAACGCGCTTAGTGCCGTTCAAAACATTACGAGCAGCGGCAGACCAAATAGATATTTTACGCCGTTGTATTGAAGTGCTTAAATCAAAAGTAGTTGGTCTTGAGTGGGACATTATTATTGGCACAGACGCAAGCGAAAAAATTGTAGCAATGTCTGGAGGCGATCATGTTCGCGCAATGGCTAAAGCACGCGAAGGACTTAACGACGAAATTGACCGAGTACGCACATTTTGGGAAAACCCAGATAAAGCAAACGGTTTAACTTTTACAGACTGGTTAATGATTGCTCTTGAGGAGTTGCTTGTCATTGACGCGCTTGCAGTGTGGCCACAAAAGACAGTAGGCGGAGACCTTTACGGTTTGCAAATTCTTGACGGTGCAACCATTAAGCCGCTACTTGACGACAGAGGCATGCGTCCAATGGCTCCAGCGCCAGCGTTTCAACAGATACTTTATGGTTTCCCGCGCGCTGAGTTTAGTGCTAACAATGACGACCCTAAAGCGGACGGCGAGTTTACTAGCGACGACCTGGCTTACATGGTACGTAATCGTAGAACCACTAGCGTCTATGGACAATCTCCAGTAGAGCGAGCACTCTCATTAGCCGATATTTATTTACGACGTCAACAATGGATACGCGCTGAGTACACAGACGGCGTACTTCCTGAAACCATGTTTACAACTGACGCAACATGGGGTACTAACCCAGACTTATTGCGCGCTTATGAAAATATCCTCAATGACGATTTAGCTGGTCAAACAGAACAACGTAAACGCGCCCGTTTATTGCCTCAAGGTATTTTGCCAGTGGTCAACACTACATACGGCGAGAAATTCAAGGACACACTTGACGACTTTTTGATTGCCTCAATCTGTGGACACTTCGGAGTGCAGCCAACTGAAATTGGTTACACACCTAAGTCTGGTTTAGGCGGCGGGGGACACCAACAGGGTCAAGCCCAATCTGGAGAAGCACTGGGTTCTCAACCTATTGTCAACTGGTTAAACAAAATGATTACAAATCTTTCCTACGCTTATCTTGGTATGCCGCGCGAATTAGAATTCCGTTTAATGTCAAGCAAGCGTCTTGACGACGAAAGCGCTGCACGTAAGTCAGACATTGAAGTAAAAGGCGCGGGTAAGACAGTAAACGAACGCCGCAGCGAATTGGGTTTACCTCTATTAGACACACCTCAAGCGGATATGCCGTTGCTATTAGCAGGTAATACCCTTTATTTATTTAGTCCCGAAGGTATTGTCAAGCCTGACGACCAGGCTTCTGCTCCTCAACTTGAGCAAGACGGTGAAACTGAAATATCTCAAGAACAGGTTGAGCCTCCTAAAGAGGAAGTAGCCGCTGAGGTCAAAGCGTTTATGAAATGGGCAAACAAAGGTAAACGTGGCCGTGATTTTGAGTTCAAACTAATTGACTCAGTTGTTGCTGACGCCCTTAACCGTTGCGCCCTTGAAGGCGACCTTGAAACTGCTAGGTCACTAGCCAAGGCATATATTTCATGATTTGGGGCGCTCATAAGGCTGACGGGCGCATTGCTGCTAAGAACTCAGTAAAAATACGCGCTGCAATACGTAGGTCAATTGACGCACGTCAAATTTTTGAGGACTATCAACATACACACCCTTTTGTAACAGATAACAATGTCCAAGACCGCGCTCGCGCAAGAGCCTGGGCCATGTTGCATGTTCAAATTGACACGGCGCCAATTAAAGCCGCCGTTATTAAAACCTGGGCAGACGGTTTTTTATTAGGTGTTGATTCTGCAAATGAGGCAGTAGTTAAAGCACGTCGCGCAAATAAAGCGAGTGACGTTTACGTTGATTGGGCCAATTGGAAACCAGGCAACAGAGCAGCCGCGTTAATCCTTAGACCTAATGGCGCGTTTCAACGATTACTGGCTAAAGCAAACATAACCAGTGACGCAATAGCCAAGGTTGGTTATGACCGTATCGGCACAGCACTAGCGGACTCAATTGCCGCAGGGTTTTCGCCTCAAAAGGCAGCCAGGGTCATGTTAGATAAAATTGGCGACCCTGCTAGAGCGTTAACAATTGCCATTACTGAGCAGAACCGCGCCATAAGTGTTGCCACTATTGAGCGGTATCAAGATTATGGTTTAGAAAAAGTAGAGTGGAGTGGTGCTAATCCTTGCGATATATGCGCTCCAAATGAAGGCCAAGTAGTAACTATTGGTACGTCTTTTAACAGCGGGGATACTGAGCCACCTGTTCACCCAAATTGTCGGTGCGCTTTACTCCCAGTTATTGCGGGCATGGAGGACGACCCTAGTGGCGGCCAAGATTATTTAGATACGCTTGCACTCTCGTAATGTTATGATTACGTTCGGCCCTAAGGAGATATAAATGGCATTGGTTCACTTAAACAATACAGTTCAGACAACGCCCACTTTAATTGCAGCAATTCCCGCTGGCATTGGACGTTCTCGCGCGGTGCAAATTTACAACGGACATTCAAGCGCAATTTATATTGGTGACACTTCAATTACAACAAGCGGTGCAACTATTGGCCGTTCAATTGCCGCAAGCGGTTCATTTCAATTGTGGTTAGACGGCGGAGATAAAATTTATGCAATTTCAGCCGCAGCAACGGCCGCTGGAGCAGTCGTAGTAACTTACTCGGCGTAATCAAATGGCTAAAGGAGAGAAAGCAACCGTGAACGATTTAACAACCGCATTTTTTGCAATTGTAAAGGCTGATAAAAATGACGACGGTACTCTTATGGTTTACGGCAAAGCGACAGACGACTCTCTTGACATTGACCAACAAATTTGTGACCCAATTTGGTTAGATACAGCAATGCCAGAATGGTTCAAGTCAGGCGGCAATATCCGTGAACAACACTCCTCAATTGCGGCAGGTGTTGCAAAAGAATATGAAAAAAAGTCAGACGGTCATTACATACACGCACTTGTTGTTGACCCAATTTCAGTTAAAAAAGTTGATACTGGAGTGTTAAAAGGTTTTAGTATTGGGATTAAATCTCCACGTGTTATCCGTGACACAAAGGCTGCAAACGGGCGTATTGTTGACGGACAAATTGTTGAAGTAAGTCTTGTTGACCGTCCCGCAAATCCTAATTGTCAATTGGTATTAGCCAAGAGCGTTGAAGGTGAAAGCGGTATGTGGAAAGTAGAGCAACTTATTGAAAAAGAGGAAAAGAAACCTAACTATGCAGCCATTAACTCTGGCGGCGGCAACTCAGAACCCGCTGACAAAGAACTTTACAATCGCGTAAAGGGCGAGGCTAAGGCCAAGTTTGACGTTTATCCTTCCGCAGTAGCAAACGCCTGGACAGTACGCGAGTACAAAAAGCGCGGTGGCACTTACAAAAAGAAAACAAAAAAGAGCGCCGACGCAGAAAGTAGTCAAATGAATACAGCAATTGAACTGGTTGAAACAGCCAAGTCCCTGGCAACAGGTGACATTAAAAAGTTTGACCAAAAACTATATGACAGCGCTCGTACAGCACTAGCGCAACTCATTGTTGTTGAAGCAAATGAAATGGCAACAGAGGACAGCAATGAGGAAATGTCTATTGCTCACCTACTAGCCGCAGTACACCACCTATTTGCCTGGTACGAGGGCGAGGAATCAGAAGGAGAAGTTATGGATAACAAGGAAAATATTGAAATGGCAGCGGACTCTGATAAAGAAATGATGTGTAAAGAGTGCGACAAAATGGAGAAAGAGTGCAAGTGTGCTGGCGGTTTTGTAAAATCCGCGGAAGCGCATAAATGTCTTGCATGTGGTTGCGGTATTCCGCAAGATACACATGGCCGCGACGACGTTTCAACAGCGGAAATGGTTACTCCAG